AGCTGGCGCAGACCGCCGCTCCGATCGCCTGAAGTCAATGTGGCCCTGCTGGAGGCTCGTGGACGCCGGCTGGGCCAGCCTCACTGAGCTCAAGACGACGTGGACGCTGGTCGATCTGCTCGATGCCAACGAGGCGCTCGACGCAGTGCTCGAGGCCAAGGCCAAGGTGCCTCGCTCGCCGAAGCCATGAGAGGATGATCGCACATGGAAGCGCTCCGACAGCTGTTCGTCTCGCTCGGTCTTGAATGGGACTCAGCCGGCTTCGCTCAAGCGCAGCTGGCAGCCAGCTTGCTCGAGGGCGGGCTGAAGGCGGTTGTCGACGTTGGCCGAGAGGTCGTGGGCGTGCTCAAAGACGCCACGATCGGGACTGCGGCGTACGCCGACGATCTCGCCGATGCCGCTGTTCGCACTGGCGCTTCTGTCGAGGCTCTCCAGGAGCTCGGCTTCGCAGCGTCGCAATCAGGAGCTTCAGCGGAGACCATCAACCACGCCTTGACGAAGCTCGCGATGACGATGGGCGAGGCAGCCAAGGGGACCGGTGAGGCAGGGAAAGCCTTTGCGGCCCTGGGCGTCAGAGTCACTGGCAGCGATGGAAAGCTGCGGCGAACAGACGAGGTCTTCACCGACCTCGCCACAGCCGTTGCAGCGATTCCGAACCCGACTGAGCGTTCGGCCAAGGCCCTGGACGTCTTTGGCCGAGCCGGGATCCAGCTGTTGCCGTTGCTCAACGAAGGCGCGGATGGGTTGGCATCGCTTCGGCAGGAGGCGCGCGACCTCGGGTTGGTCATGGGGTCGGAAGCTGTCGAGCCCGCGGCTGCCTTCAACGACTCTCTTGATGCGCTGAAGGACACCCTCGAGTCGCTCAAGCGCGACCTCGGAGGGCCGATCATCGAGGCGCTGCTTCCGGTCGTCGAGGAACTGACGGCGTGGGTGAAAGCCAACCGCGCGCTCATTCGATCAGGCATCCAATCGTTCGCGCGAGGGTTGGCAGCATCAATGAAGCTGCTCGCGACCACGGTGATGTTCTTGGTCGAGAACTGGAAGCTGCTGGCGATCCTCACGACGAGCGTTCTTCTTCCGGTTCTCTGGTCGGTGCGGGCTGCCTTGCTCGAGCAGCTGGTCGCCTTCGCGTTGAACGCCGCGGCAGCCGTGGCTTACGGCGCGACCCAGGTCGCAGCGGGCCTTGCGGCTGCGGCTGCGTGGACGGCGGCCAATGCGCCGCTCTTGCTGTCCATCGCGCTTCTCGCCGCCCTCCTGCTCGGGGCCGAAGACGTCTACAGCTTCTTGACGGGCGCCGACTCTCTCATCGGAGACATCGGCCCCAAGTGGTCGGCGTTCCTCGACAGCTGGACGTCCGTGCCGAGCGATAGCCCTGTCGTGCAGGCACTCAAGACGCTGGTGTTCTACTTGACGGACATCGAAGGGCGCCTCTTGCCGCTGCTGAAAGCCGGCTGGTGGTCTTCCATCACGCAGCCGCTCACGTCCGCGCTTGACCTGATCTTCAAACTGGCGCGCGGGACCGCTGCGGTAGGGGACGTCCTTCGGGCTCTGCCAGGCATCGGAGGGCTGTTCGAATTGGGAGCTCCCGCTGGCGGCGCCATTCTCGATGCGCCGCTCTTCGGAGGAGGAGCGTCCTCGCCAGAGGCAACCGCTCGCCAAGCTGCGGCCGCAGGCAGCCCGATCGTGGCGCCGAGCTTCTCCGGGAACTTCGTGGTGCAGGCTCAGCCTGGGCAGTCAGCCCAGGAAGTAGCCGGCGCTACTCGTGAAGTTCTTGAGGAATGGTGGGATTCGAAGCTCCGCACCGTGGAGGCGCAGTAAATGGCGCGCGTCATCATCGACAGAGGCGGATCAGATCTCGCGGTCGACGTTGTCGTCTCGGAGAAGCACACCGAGCAGGTCGAACTCACGAAGCACCCGATCGAGCAAGGCGCGAACCCGACCGACCACGCCCGCGTTCTTCCCGTGCGGTACCAGGTCGAAGGTCTCTTCACCAACACGCCGCTCAGCCAGGTCGACCGAGACGCTCGCGGTGTCGTTGCAGACGCTTCCAGCACGGGCGCCCCAGGCGCAGCGGGCTACTCGCAGCAAGCCCTCGGCGCCCTCCGTAAACTGAAAGACGATCGCCGCACCGTCGCCCTTGAGACAACGCTCCGCAGCTACTCGAACATGGTTCTCGTCTCGCTCGAGGTTCCGCGAGACAGCAAGACGACCGACGCCGTCCGATTCACCGCGGCCTTCGAGGAGGTGCGCTTCGTGGCGAGCGAGGTCGCTCGAGCGACGGTGCTGAATCGGCCGAAGCGCAAGCCGACGAAGAAGGTCGATCAGACGAAGAAGCAAGGAGCCGACGCATCGGAGCAGCGGCGGTCGCTGCTCAAGAAGTTCAGCGACTGGACGGGCGTCACCACTCCGGGCAGCGGGGTTGCACCATGATCGTCGAGCTTCCGATCACGCAGGAAGGACCGTTCTTCGGCTTCGGTACCGAGCTCGACGGCGTGACCTACCGCTTCGCGTTCCGATGGAACGAACGCATCTCGCAGTGGGTGCTCGACCTGAGCGACGGGGACGGCGCGCTCGTCGTTTCGGGCGTGAAGGTCGTCATCGACACGCCGCTCTTCGATCGCTTCCGAGGTCGCGCCGCGGTGCCGCCTGGCGAGGTGATTGCGGTCGACACGGAGAACGGGGGCCGCGATGCCGATCTCGAGGATCTCGGCCGGCGCGTGCGGCTCTACTACCTCTCCTCGGACGAACTCGCATGACGATGCTCTTCGACCGCCGCTGCGAGGTCTACGTCGGCGTCCCACCGAAGCCTGACGTCTTCACGGTGCAGACGGTCGAGCGGCTTCGCATTGCCGGGCTCCGCGTGTCGTTCAAGATCGCTCGCGACGGCACGCCTCAAGCGAACGGCCTCGAAGTGGCGATCTACAACCTGAGCGAGGCCAGCCGCGCTCGCTTCGAGGCGAAGGGCGCGCGCATCGCAGTGCTCGCAGGGTACGGAGAGAACCTTGCCCAACTGTGCTCAGGCGATGTCCGCTACGCCCAGTCGATGAAGCAGGGGCCCGATTGGATCACCAAGCTCGAGGCGGGAGACGGTGAACGTGCGCTCGCGCACGCGCAGGTGAACGAGTCGTGGAAGCCTGGGACGCCTGTCTCTGCCGTGGTGAAGAAGGCCGTCGAAGCGCTTCAGTTGGACCCAGGCAACGCGCTCGCCAAAGCCCAGGAGATCGCCGGCGAGTTCTCTTCCGGCTACGTCCAGCACGGCAAGGCATCGCGGGAACTGTCTTCGCTGCTCGAGCCCCGCGGCTACAGCTGGTCAGTGCAGGACGGACGACTGGAGATCGTGAAGGCGAAAGAATCGCTGCCTGAGATCGCGCCGCTCATCAGCCCGGACACTGGCCTGATCGGTTCGCCTGAGATGGGGACGCCGACGAAGCCTGGCGAGCGGCCGCGGCTGAAGCTTCGATCGCTGCTCCAACCGCGACTGCGTCCGAAGCAGCGATTCGAGCTCGACAGCCTCGCCCACCGTGGCGTCTTCGTGGCTGAGAAGGTGACGCACACCGGCGACACCTTCGGGAACGACTGGTACACCGACGTCGAGGCCCGGCCCGCATGAGCACCCGAACGCCAAGCTTCGCCACCGTGCTCGAGCGGCTGCTGACAAAGCGGCTCAGTGACGTCCACACCGCGATGCCCGGGTCGATCGAAAGCTTCGATGCGGCGAAGCAGACTGCGAACGTTCGGCTCTTGCTCAAGGCTCGTCGCGAGATCGAGTCAGGCGACGTTGAGGAGCAAGAACTCCCGGTGGCCGTGAATGTCCCCGTCGTCTTCCCTGGCGCCGGCGACTTCCGCCTCGTCTTTCCGCTGGCGCCTGGCGACGGCGTGCTCATCGTCTTCGCCGAAGCATCGATCGATCGTTGGCAGGCGTTGGGCGGGCTCCAGCCGACCGTCGAGGACAGGCGCTTCCACTTGTCCGATGCAGTTGCGATCCCTGGGCTGAAGCCCGACGTGCAGCCATGGGCTGGCGTGATGGGCGACGCGATGACGCTCGGTCATGACTCAGGCCCTGGAGTCGTTCTTCGGTCGACGCAAGTGGAACTCGGCGCTCGAGATGGATCGCCAGCCACCGAGGCTGTCGTTCTTGGAACGGCCTACCGAGCGGCTGAGGACGCAGCCATCGATGCGGCCATCGGACAGCTGGCTACCGCCCTCGGGGCGGTCTCGGCGATCACTGCCAGCCTCACGACAGCCATTCCGCTCAACGCCGTTCCGATCGTAGGTGGCGTCCTGGCAGTGGCGCCGTTGACCGTGATCGCCACCCAACTCGGAGTCCTCGCTGGCGCCTTGGGCGCTGCATCTGCTGCGCTCACAACATTCAAGGCCGCGGCCGCAACCACGTTGTCGAGCGCGGTGAAGACCAGGTGACACGATGGCCAAGCTGACCACCGAAGCATGGGAGCGAGCGATCGCCGACGCTGCCGCCGCGCTCAACGAACAGGCGCTGACGGAAGGCGTGGATGGCGCCGACGATCTGGCTCCGGTGGTCGACGCGATCACCTTTCACGCTGGTGAACCCTCGATCTCAGAAGCGATCCGAAAGCTCTCGTACCTGCTGGTTCGAGCCAATCGATCGATGCCGGCGATCTGGACGCCACTGCAAGCGTCTGCAGCCAACGGATGGTCGACCGGGCTCGATGGTCGACCGGCTGCGTCTTGGCGCAGACTGCTCGATGGGCGCATCCAACTGCGAGGACGCCTCAGCGGTTCGGCCTTGGGCGTCATCTGCGGGCAGCTTCCGGTTGGGGCCAGGCCTCCTGAATCAAAGCTCTGGACGGTTGGAGCCTCAGGCGGATCTCTCACCGCTCGGGTCAACGTGTCTTCGACTGGGTTCGTCATCCTTGAGGCGTGGGGAACTGGCGCAAGCGGATGGCTCGAGCTCGAAGCCGTGACGTTCGAAACCCTGTAGGCTGCGCGCATGCCTGCTCCAGTTCTCGTTGAGTCTTGGTTCACTCGAGCCGAAGTGGCTTTCCCGGACTCCGCTACGCTCCAAGGAGCCCAGCGGTCGTGGCTCTGGTTGGTTCAAGCTGCGCTGCTGGATCTTCTGGCTGGCGGAACCACCAGCGGAACTCGAGACCCAGCGTCAGTCTGGACCTGTCAGGGCTCAAGCGACGGTTCAACGGCCGGGCTCGATGGCGTCAATAGGTGGGGTGGCGGGACCTACACCGCGGCCGCGCTCGTGCGCGCAGCCGAGGGTGTGGCGCACTCTTGGATGGTTCTCCACAACGCCAACTTGGGGATCTGGCTTCTGCTCAACTACAACGGCGGGTCGGAGGGGAACGTCAACATCACGATCGCTCGTTCGGCTTTCACCGGTGGCTCGACTACGGCCAAGCCCACTGCAACCAACGAAACGAGCATCGGGACATCGACGGTGGCGTCTGCAGTTGCGGTGATGTCGGCAGAATCGATCTTCGGGGTCACCTACCGATTCGGCATCTCGATCTCCGAAAGCGGCGCCTTCCATGTCTACGCCAATCGCGTCAGCACCGGCGTCGTCTTCTGCTGGCTGGGAGTGCTTCAGCTTTTCAACCAGAGCGTTGGAGACGGGTGGCCAGTCGTTGGGTCGATTCACGCGACTACCTCTGGCCGCGGCGCTCCAGCCATCGGAACGATTGGCTCTACGGCCAGCTTGGCGCTTCGCTATCCCAACAACTCAGCCCGATGTGCTCAGGGCGGTTTCGTTACGTGGTCGTTCGGGGGAACCACATTCGAGGGGTCGGCGTTGGCGGATGTGCTCACCGGTCAGTGGGCCGCGCTCCCGATCTACTGCCGGAACAACGACGCAGCCAACGCAGCCTGGCGAGGCAACCTGCAAGACTGCTACGTCGTGGGCGTTCCTGCCGTAGGCGCTTCCTGGCCTACCGTTGGAACTCAGCAGATGTTCGTTGTTGGAAACCTCCTGATCCCTGGAGCAGTGCCTCTGGCGCTGTGACCCAATGCCAGACCTGTCGGCCGAAAATCCTGTTCTGGACGACTCCGAGGATCTTCCCCTCGAAGACGCTTTCGTTCGGAAGGTCGACTTCTTGGCTGCTGTGGTTGCTCCCGGCAGTGGCCCTGGCGATACGGTTCCGCCCGTCGTGACGCTCATCAGCCCTCTCGACGGAAGGATCGAGCCCTCCACGGAGGTCGTTCTTGAAGTGACAGACAACACCGGGCTGCGGCGCGTTCTCCTCGCTGCGCGGTTTCCTTCCAACGGACTTGAGGAACTCGTTCACACCGGCGACCGCTTCACCGCTCGCTTTGCTCAGGGCTCGACCCGGCTGGCGATCAGCGGAGGCTGGCGGTACTCGCTGAAACGCGCGGGGGGCTGGGATCGCAACCTCGAGCTCGACGTCTACGCGATCGACACCTCGGGAACGGAAGCCTGATCGATGCCCGTCTCGTTCTCCTTCACGGTTTCGGACCAAGCGACCTCGCAGTCGCCGGCCGAGCTTTCCCCTGGCGCCGAGGCTGGGCTGGCGGCCGGCCGTGACTTCCGCCTCGATGCGAACGAAGACCTGGCGCTCGAGGAAGGTGACTTCGTGCTCGTCGCCGGAGCAGAAGGCATTGCATCGGACTTGAAGGCGAGACTCCAGACGTTCCTGGGCGAGTGGTTCCTCGACACTTCGATCGGCCTTCCCTACTTCACCGAGATCTTCGGCAAGACGCCGGTGCCGCGGCTCGAGACGATCTTCAGAGAGCAGATCCTGGCGACGCCGGGCGTCGCTTCGATCGAGGTGTTGCGGCTCCAGAAGAGCGGCCGCACGCTGACCCTCACCTTCCGAGTGCTGACGGACTTCGGCGCTCTCATCGATGCTGTCGCAGCACTGGAGGTCTGACCCATGGCTGGAGTGACGAGCACCGGGTTCGTTGCGAAGACGCAGTCGGAGATCCAGACCGATCTCAGAGAAGCGGCTCGCCGCGTGTACGGCCGGCAGGTGAACGTCGACGCTCGAGCGCGCGTCGGCCAGCTACTCGACCTGATGGCGGATCGTCTGTCCGAGGCGTGGGAGCTCGCCGAAGCCATCGCCGGCGCGTTCGATCCGGCCGGCGCAACGGGCGTGCTGCTCGACAACCTCGCGGCCTTGACTGGAACCGTTCGCAAGGGCGCCACGGCCTCTCTCGTGGACGTCGTCTTCATCGGGACAAATGGAACGGTGCTCACCACCGGTCGCCAGGTCGGAGTGACCGGGACGTCGACCGTCTTCGAAACGACGGCGCCTGGCACCATCACCACGGCCACCGCATGGGCTCCCACGACGCCATACGCGCAGGGTGCGATCCGATCCTCAAGCGGCGCGCTCTGGTACGCGACGAACGCGGGGACATCTGGAGCGACAGGGCCGAGCGGCGCAGGCCCATTCGTCGACGGCGGTGTGACGTGGACGCGGCTGGGAGCAGGAAGCGCCTACGCCTTGGTGCCCTGCGAGGCAACAGAGACCGGCCCGCTGCAAGGCTTCGCCGGCAGCATCACGACGATCGTCACGCCGGTCGCTGGCCTGGCAAGCGTCATCAACCCGCTCGACGCAATTCCAGGCCGCAACGAAGAGCTCGACTCCGAGCTTCGGCTGCGACGGCAGCAAGAGATCGCGGGCATTGGCTCGGCCCCGCTTGATGCGCTCTGGGCTGAGGTGAGCCGGGTCGAAGGCGTGACAACCTGCGTCGTCTTCGAGAACGTCACCGACGTCACGGTTGGAACCATCGGCCCGCACGGCGTCGAGGTGCTCGTCGAAGGCGGAGCCGACGCAGAGATCGGGGACGCCATCATCGCGGGCAAGGCCGCGGGGATCGCCACGTTCGGGACGACGCCCTACGCCGGAACGCTGTCGAATGGCCAAGGCGTGACGGTGAACTTCACCAGGCCGACTCCGGTCTCGATCTGGGTTGCCATCACTCTCGTGAAGGACCCCAGCATCTACCCGATCAACGGGGACGACCTGGTGAAGCAAGCGATCGTGGCTTTTGGCGACGCCATGGCGCTCGGCAGAGACGTCGTTGGCTCTGCGCTCGTGGCTGCGATCTTTGCCGCGGTGCCTGGCGTTCTCGATGTTTCGGCGCCGCTTCTTGGGCTGTCGAATCCGCCCACGCTGCCGAACACGCTCGTCATGTCGATCCGCCAGCGCGCTGACTTCGACACGTCTCGGATCACCGTCTCGAGCTCGAACGGAACGCCCTGATGCTCACCAAGATCGTCGACCACGCCGCTCGAGCGAAGGCCAAGCTGCTCGAGCAGTACCGGAACCAGCCTTTGCTCTCGGCCTTCGTGGAGGAGCTTGCTGGGCGTGTTCAAGACCTCGAAGACGCCGTCTACGACCTCGTCGCGCAGACGGCGGTCGGAACAGCCACAGGCGTCTGGCTGGAGTACCTCGGCGCCATCGTCGGTGAAGAACGGGGCGCAGAAGGTGATGTGCTTTTTCGCAGGTACATCGTGGCGCGGGTTCGAGCCAACCGAAGCCACAGCACTCTGAATGATGTGGTCGCGGTAGTTGAAGCTGCGTTCGGCGTTCCCCTTCCGCTGCTTACCCTCTCGGAACTCGGCCGGGCGTGTCTTCAGGTTGATCTGAACGCTGACTTCTCGGCTTCTTTGCGAGACCGATTGATCAGGTTTCTTTCGTCCGCGCGAAGCGCTGGCGTTGGGCAAACGCTCTTCTGGACAGACGTCGGCATCACCAAGACGTTCACGTTCAGCGTCGGCACTGGCCTGGAGGTCGACGCCGACGCTGGATTCGGCGACAGTTCGGCGCCATTGGTTGGCGGCAGTTTCATCGGCGCGTACCGCGCCTGAGGAGAAAGCTCGATGGCAACGAAACCAGCAACTCTGCCCGAGTGGGCCACCAGTGGCAGCGCCGCGGTGCTCGAGCCGCTGTTGGCCGAGAAGCAACTTGGATGGGTACCTGGCTCGAGAGGTCCAGCGCAGTGGTTCAACTGGTGGATGGAACTCGTGTTCGAGTGGATGGTTTGGCTTGAGGCGTTCGAGTCAGATCCCCACACTTGGTCAGCGTTGCAGACGTTCAACGCAGGCGTTCTCTCGGTCTGGTCAAGCGGCGGGGCCACGGCTGCGCTTCACGGGTCGAACACCAGCGTAGGCGTTGGCGGGTTCCCTGGCGTTCTGGGCGAATCGACGAACGGTGTCGGCGTGGTTGGGTTCGGCAAGCTCGGGGGAATCTCCGGAGGCCTGACGGCCCCGACTGCGGGGGCCTCCGCGGTGAGCGGCGTGGCTGGAACTTCGGACACATTCGCTGGGTCGTTCGAAAACACGGCTGACGGCGTCGGCGTCAAGATCCTCACGAGCGGCGGAACTCCTGGCACTGCGCTTCAGCTTTTCCCTGGAAGCTTGGGGCGAGCCCTTGAGGCTTCTGGGTCGGCGAACGTTCTCGTCGACCTCGTCACCACTGCTTCGGGAGTCGGAACGACGTCGCTGCGCACGCTGGGCGGCAGGATCGGTGTCCTGGGTCGCCCAACAGCCGGTGTCGCTGATGGCGTAGGCGTCAGAGGTGAAGGGCAAACCACGGGGTCGGGTGTTTCAGGCGTTGGAGGCGCATCAGGTGGCGATGGAGTCACCGGGACGGGCGGAACCAACGGCGTAGGAGGTCGATTCTCTGGCAACGGAATCGGACAGGGCCTGGTGGCTGTTGGCGGGACGGGCGCATTAGGCGTGGGTGGTGAGTTCGGAAGAGGCGATGCCGATCACACCAAGCCGGCCATCACGAGCGTCGGCGCCATCGCTCTGGTGGCATCATCTGATCTTGCCGGCAACAGCCCCATCCTCAATGAGCTTCATCGCAAGCTCGTGATTCGAGCCTGGGCGCTGGTCCAGCTGAACAACACGGCCGCTCCGACCATCCTCGACCGTATGAACATGGCCTCGGTCAGTCAGGCCACGGTCGGCGCTGGACGAGTGACTTTCACCATGGCGCAAGCGATGGGATCGACGTCCTACGGCGTTTTGAAGGAGGTCGACGCTGGCATCTCGAACGCTCGCGTCGCGCAAACTGCGATCGGAAGCACAACGGCGTTCGACATCGAGATCTTCGATCCATCGGCGCCGACCACGGTGATGAGCGCGTTGAACACCAACGGCTACCGCGTCTTCGTGGCAGTTCTTGGCGCCCAGTGACGAAGGCGTTGACCCGCTGATACGGTGAACGCCATGAGCGGCGTTCCTGATGGGTTGGCCGAAGAAATCGCCAAGCTGCGAGCCGACGTGAATCGCATCGAAGCGATCGTCACCGTTCGTCACGAGGCCAGAATCTCATCGCTCGAAGAAGCGTGGAAGACGATGAACGCAGAGCTTCGACGGATGTCGACCTGGATCGGCCAGTTGGCTGATGCGAGCACGGTCTCGAGCATCACGATCCAGAAGGTGGACAGGAACATCGAGGCTCTGACGAAGTTCCTGTCGTCGAGGATGCCATGATCGACCAGGCCACCAGCCTTTCAGATCTTCTGGCTCGCGAGCCGTTGGCAGGCTTCCTCGCCTTGACGCTCTTGGCCTTGGCGATGCTGTTCGTGCTGCTTCTGCGAGAGAAGGCAGCTCACCAGGCCACGTTGCGCGAGGTCGTGACTCTGACAACGGCAATCAGCGCGCAGTGGACTCGCCAGCTGGACGTTCAGGAAAAGCTCAGCACCGTGCTGGAGCACCTGCTCGAGCGGGACCGAGCCAGGACTCGAAAAACTCAAGAGATCCCGAAGGCGACGTCCTGAAAGAGGCTCCCATGGCTGAAGAGAGCGGGTATCGAGGAAGTTCGCCAAGCTGGCTTCGAACGCTTCGCGAGTCGAGCGACACGCGGAAGAAGGTGAAGTCGCTGGCGACAGCCATTGCTGAAGGGAAGCGGGAATCCGCTCCCAACCATTCAGAAGCAGACGAGCCTTCCGAAGACGCCGACGAGGCTACCGCTCCTCCTCGGAAGTGAAGACTCGAGCTCGAAGAAGAGACGGAAGGCCAGCCGGTGGTGGCTTCGCTTGGAGAACGAACATGGATTGGCTCCCGAAGGATGCTTGGTGGTCGTGCACAGCCATCATCACAGGAGGCTCGACCCACCGTTCTCCGGAACTCCTGAACCGAATTCTGGATCAGTTCGACTTGAAGCACCTGCGCTACCAGCCTTCGGTGGAAGGCACGAAGTGCAACATCTACGTCTGGGACGCCACCCGCGCGCTCGCGTGCGAGGTTCCCCAGCGCGAGCTCGTGAACAACGTGCTGACGCAGTTGAACGCCAACGCGATGTTCAACTGGCTCACTGGGCCTCGGGGGCGCGAGCACCGGTGGAACGAAGTCACGGAGCAAGTCGCTCGCGCTCGAGCCGATGCAGGATTCCCTGTGGTTGTCTCGCAGCGCAACCCTTCGGGTCCTGGGCACATGGCGATGGGGCGCCCTGCGCCGAAGGACTCAGCGGAAGACGGGAAACTCTGGGTCGCCCAGGCCGGAGGACGAAACCTGCCGATGGCTCGAGCGGCTGATACGTTCCTCCCGCATCTCCCAAAGCGGTTCTTCTTCCACGAGTGAGGTTCGCCATGTCCACGTTCCTGCATCGATTCATCCTTCAGCTGCTCTCGGTCTTCTTCTGGGCCGTGGTCCTCGTTGCTCAAGTAGCTGTGGCAGCAGAAGCCACCGGTGGCGAACCATCAGGAACGCTTCCGGGCATGCTCATCAGCTGGCTCGCGGTGGCGGCGCTTAGCCTCGTCACGCTCTTGATGGGCCTCGCCGGCGCCGCAATGGCTCGGCGCGCGAAGGACTCGAAAGTCTGGACCACGGTGAACAGTCTCTGGGTCGTGGCCCAGACCGTCGTGGCGCACGTCGAGCGTGAGATCAGGCCGTCCATTCAGAAGTCGCTCGCGGACGGGAAGCTCTCTTCGGAAGAGGCCAAGGCGCTGAAGGCCGAGGCGATCAAGCTCTTCAAAGAGGCAGCCGGGAAGAGCTTGGGCGATCTTCAGAAGCTCCTCGGGTTGACCGAAGGCGCCATCGGGACGTTCGTCTCCGGCTTGCTCGAGCGAGCCCTGGCGTCCACCAAGCCTGCCGCTTCGGTCTCGCCATCGCTGGCCAGCGCAGCTGACGAGATGATGAAGAAGCTTGAACTCGTCAAGACGCCTCCGGGCGCGCCGTCCCCCTGAGTGCCCCCACCGATGCGCCGAAGCTGGCGAGCGACACTCCGCTCGCTGTTCGCGCTGCCATGGATCTCGCCAAGGCCGAAGTTCGAAGCGGGCTCGATCGAGCCAGGCTTCTCCCGGTCGGTGGGGGCTACCTCGAGGCGACCGCAGGCGTCACTTCGATCGGCGCCGCGTTCGGCCGCGTCGAAGCCGGAGCTCGGCCTCTCACGAATCTGACCGCCTTTGCCTACGGTCAGTTGTCGACGTCGTTGCAGACGTTCGCGCCGGTCGCCGAGGCCGGTGTGGGCCTGCGGTTCTCGTGGTGATATCCATCAGGTGACCCCTCATCAGGAGATGACCGATGTCCAAGGGAAACACGTTCGAGAACGACCTGTTGCGGCTCATCTTCAACGCGACCGCGATCGCCAACCTGGCCGACAATGCTTCATCGTCGCCGCTGACCGACCTGTACGTCTCTCTTCACACCGCTGATCCTGGCGAAGCCGGCGACCAGACGACGAACGAGATCGCCTACACCTCCTACGCGCGCGTCGCGGTTGCGCGGAGCGGATCTGGCTGGACGGTGACCGGCAACAGCGTCAGCCCGGCCGGCAACATCGACTTCCCAACGGGCACTGGTGGGTCGGGCACTGCCACGCACTTCGGCGTCGGCACGGCAGCGTCGGGCGCAGGGAAGCTCCTCTACAAGGGAACGGTGACGCCCAACATCGTCTGCGGTAGCGGCGTGACGCCTCGCCTCACGACAGCGAGCGCAATCACCGAGGACTGACACCGTGGCGCTGCGCCAGAAAACCATCGAGGTCCCGTTCCCAACGGAGACGTCGGCCTTGGCCGCAGCCACCCGTCGCGACCTCGCGGCCGTCACCATCTACATTCCGGAGACGGTCTCTCGAGATTTTGTCTCAGTGACGCTGCGCGTGTACGTGCGCGGCAACGAGACAGCCGCAGCTTCAATGACGTCGAAGCTGCTCGGCATCAAGCTCGGAGCCGCAGCGTTCGACGACGTTACGACGACAGTCACGAGCACCAACACGGGCGACCAGCAGGCGCAGATCATCACGCGAGACGTCACTGCCTACTTCGACAGCAACTTCGGTGCTGGCGTCTCGCAGACATGCCAGGTGGGGTTGCAGTTCGGCGCGCTGGCTACCATCGGGCACACCGTCAAGCTCATCATCACCTACAACTACGACGACGCCTCTGCCTCCACGCGCGTCAAGACGGTGCGTTTCCCGCTCGACAGCAACACCGCGCAGCTGACGGCTACTCTCGCCAACGTCGGGGCGGCATCGAACATCCCTGCGCTCGACACCATCTGTCCCGAGGCGTCGAAGGTCTATCGGCACATCTGGTTCGAGTCCTGCGCCAACGACGCAGGCAATGCGACCACCGACTTTGGTCTGCTTTTGCGTTTGGACGCGGAAGCGGAGGTTGCTCGCACGGTGCTCGAACAGGCCCTCAACACTGGCGTCTGGTACGAGGACATCTGGGTGAGGAACGATCTCGACCCGTCCGTGACGCACACGCTTCAGGCGCGGTCCTCGCTGGCGTCGCGCTTCAGCCTCCACACGGTTCTTTTCTGCGTGACGTACGAGTACGACCACTCGACTTCGACGTCCGTCCTCAACTCATTGGTGATGCCTGCTGCCGACGAGTCCGCTCAGCCCGGCATCAGCGCACGGCCTTCGCGTTTCGAGCGCGTCGTCTGGATTGAGGAGCCAGGCCCCATCGCAATGGTGCACTCCGGCATCGTCGCCTT